AGACAAAATCTCCAAGTCAATCGACAGTGGAGATAAGGTAGTCATCTGGCCATCAGGTATTGAACACAAAGACCTCAACGACATGGCAAACTATGGTATAAACGTCAAAAGTGTGGTACAATCTAACGTGTACCAAGGATTAGAAGCAAAGTTAAAACTATCAAATTGGAAAATATGAGTAACGGAATTAAAGTCATCAAGAGAGATGGCACTGAAGAACAAATCAACCTAGAAAAAGTACATAAAATGGTTGAGTTCGCTTGCGAAGGACTATCAAATGTCGCAGCATCACAAGTAGAAATACAATCAGGGTTACAGTTTTTCGATGGTATTAAGTCTTCTGAGATCCAAGAGATCTTAGTCAAGTCTGCATCAGATCTAATTGAATTAGATCATCCTAACTACCAGTACGTTGCTGCTAGACTATTACTATTTGGTTTAGAGAAATCTGTTCATGGACATCCAGATACACCTCCACCACTCTCTCAACATATAGAAACTTGCATCAAGCAAGGTGTGTATGATCCGAGTATCGCCACAAAGTATAGTGCTGAGGAGTGGCATCAGATAGATAGCTATATTGATTATGATCGTGACTTGTTATTCACTTATGCAGGTTTACGTCAGGTAGTTGACAAGTACTTAGTTCAAGATAGAAGTACAGGGGAGAAGTATGAAACCCCACAGCAGATGTATATCATGATCGCTGCTGTATTATTTGCAAATTATCCACAAGAAACGAGGTTAGATTATGTCAAACGATACTACGACGCAATCAGCAGACACAAAATCAACATCCCAACCCCAATCATGGCGGGAGTACGAACACCTCTTCGTCAATATGCATCTTGTGTTCTGGTTGATATTGATGACACCCTCGATAGTATCTTTAGCAGTGATATGGCTATTGGCAAATACGTCGCACAACGTGCTGGTATCGGTATTAACGCAGGGAGAATCCGGGGAATCAATTCTAAAATCCGTGGGGGAGAAGTTCAACACACAGGTGTTGTCCCCTTCCTCAAAAAATTTGAATCAACTGTTCGTTGCTGTACGCAGAACGGTATTAGAGGAGGATCAGCTACTGTCCACTTTCCTATCTGGCATAAGGAAATCCAAGACATCCTCGTCCTCAAAAACAACAAAGGAACAGAAGACAACAGAGTCAGAAAACTCGACTACAGTATCCAGTTAAGTGAATTATTTTACCAAAGGTTTATCGACAATAAGGAAATCTCGCTTTTTTCCCCTCATGATTGTCCTAACTTGTATGAGAGTTTTGGCACCTCTGAGTTTGATGGGTTATATTGCAGTTACGAATTGGATGAATCCATCCCAAGAATCACAGTCGGAGCTCAAGAATTAATACTTGACCTCTTGAAAGAAAGAGCAGAAACTGGTAGAATATACATAATGAATATTGACCATTGCAATTCTCACTCATCATTTATTGATAAAGTAGAGATGAGTAACTTGTGTCAAGAGATTACATTACCAACTAAACCTATACAACATATTGACGATGACTCTGGGGAAATTGCTCTCTGTATCCTTTCTGCTATTAATATTGGCAAAATTAGGGATCTTTCGGATCTTGAAAGCCTCTGCGATCTTACTGTTAGGAGTCTTGATGAACTTATTGATTTTCAAAGATACCCCGTCAGAGCAGCAGAAATCGCAACTAAAGCACGTAGATCCCTCGGTGTTGGTTACATAGGACTAGCACATTATCTTGCTAAGAATGGTTTTGATTATGGAGATGAAGGTGCATGGAAGTTAGTACATGATCTTACAGAAGCATTCCAATATAATTTAATCAAGGCAACCGTACAAGTTGCAAAAGAAAAAGGTGCATGTGAATATTCTGATAGAACTAAATATTCTCACGGTATATTACCTATCGACACATATAAAAAGGACGTTGATGAGATTGTTCCTAATGAATTAAAATATGATTGGGAAACATTAAGAAAAGATGTAAAAGAATATGGAGTACGAAATAGTACCTTATCTGCTCAAATGCCATCTGAATCTTCCTCAGTTGTTTGTAATGCAACGAATGGGATTGAACCACCAAGAGATTATCTCTCGGTCAAGAAGTCTAAGAAAGGCCCTCTTAAACAGATTGTTCCTTCTTACAACTCCCTTAAGAATAACTATACGCTTCTTTGGGAGATGCCTAGCAATATTGGATATATTAATATTGTTGCTGTTATGCAGAAATTCTTTGATCAAGCGATTAGCGGAAACTGGAGTTATAACCCGCAACAATATGAGGGTGCTGAGGTTCCTACTTCAGTGATGGCACAAGATCTTTTAACTACATATAAGTATGGTTGGAAAACGTCTTACTATCAAAATACATATGATAATAAATCAGATGATGTGGAAAGCACCACATCTGAATCTAATGATGGAGATGAGTTAAAATGTCTAGTCGATGACATCATGGGTTCAGAAGAGGAGGTCTGCGAGAGCTGTGCAATTTAAAACAAATTCTACGAGGAGAAAAGTGGTTGATTCAATGACTGTATTTAATACAGAACAAGTTGATACTAAAAAACAACCTATGTTTTTTGGTGCACCTTTAGGTGTTCAGAGATACGATTCTTATAAGTATCCTGCATTTGAGAACTTAACTAAGTCTCAGTTAGGATATTTCTGGAGACCAGAAGAAGTTTCCTTACAAAAAGATAGAGGAGACTATCAGCAATTAGATAAGCAACAAAAACATATCTTCACATCTAACTTGAAGTATCAAACAATGTTAGATAGTGTTCAAGGTCGTGCACCTGGTATGGCTTTTGCACCATATTGTTCTCTACCTGAGTTAGAAGGTGCTATGAATGTATGGCAACTTATGGAAATGATCCATAGTCGTTCATACACTTACATAGTTAAGAATGTATATTCAGATCCTTCTGAGGTATTTGATACTATTCTTACTGACGAAAGAATTTTAGAACGTGCATCAAGTGTTACTAAAGCATATGATGATTTCATTAACTTAGCAAATGAATGGAGTCAGAGTAACAATTGGAAAACTGATTGGAAAGATCATATCAATGCTGAATGGTCACGTAGAGAACTTAAAAAACATTTATATAGGGCAGTCGCTAATGTTAACATTCTGGAAGGTATTCGCTTTTATGTTAGTTTCGCTTGTAGCTTTGCTTTTGGTGAACTTAAACTTATGGAAGGATCTGCAAAAATTATATCCCTCATCGCACGGGACGAAAACCAACATTTGGCGATTACCCAAAACATTCTAAATAATTGGAAGAAAGGTGATGATCCAGAAATGGTTCAGATTGCAAAGGAAGAAGAACCTTGGTTAATACAAGCATTTAAAAATACTGTTGATGAAGAAAAGAGATGGGCAGAGTATCTCTTTAAAGATGGTAGTATGATTGGATTGAATGATAAACTCCTTCAACAGTATGTTGAGTGGGTTGCTAATAAGAGGATGAGATCAATAGGTCTTAAACCTGTTTATGATGTACCAATCAGAAACAATCCATTACCATGGACAGAGCATTGGATATCCTCAAAAGGACTCCAAGTTGCACCACAAGAAACAGAAGTAGAATCTTACATTGTAGGAGGTATCAAACAAGATGTTAAAAAGGACACATTCTCAGGTTTTAAACTCTAATAAAACATATCATGTATATCTACATGAAAAATGTTTATTTAAAAATTTGAATCAAGAAGAGTTTGATGTTATTTGGGGAAGGTTATATCATTCCTATTGGGATGGCCTTTCATATTCTGAAATTGATATAGATGAAGCAACACTTATAGATTCATCTTATTAAAATGAAAATAGAATTTGAAAAACAGTTCGGCAAGGGTACAGACCCTTGGTATGCAAAGGCAGAAAGGTGGGTTAAGAAGAAATTTAAGAATCCATTTATCCAACATTTAGCATTAGGATTTGTTGCATGGTTAAAAGAAATTTGGATTGAGGGTAAAATCAAAATGGAAATGAACAGTGTAGATGAACAAATCAAAGAGATTCATAAAGAGTGGGATGAACAAACAAAACCTAAAGTAAGAATTATTGAAACAGAATCAGAGGTAGAAGGTTTGAAAGACATGAGTATTCAAGCATACCAAGAAGCAGCAAAAGCAGATGCATGGTTGTTCGGTGATTACGATGCATATGAAGTATTTGAAGATAAAGAGGATTCTTAATCCTCTTTTTTTTGTGTCTAAATATCTTTATAATAATTTTGTATTAGTTATGCAACCTACATTAGATCCTAAAGAACTAAGGGATATTGGTGATATATGGAAGAACATTACAGATCCCACCAAGACTCCTCCAGATGATACACCTGTAACACCAGAGCCATATGATCCTCCTGCAGGTGCTATCAGTAAAAGAGATGAACTAGAAGCAACAGGTAAGTTTTCTTCTACTGAGATTGATAATATTCTAGCAGATATAGAGGAACCTCCAACACCAGAACCACCTTCTGAAGATGGAACAGGAGTATGAAAATCCCTGGTACTACAAAGGTACAGCTTTCACTTCTGACGATATTGGCGACTTCTTCGGTTACGTCTACCTCATTACTAATAAGTCAACAGGTAAAAAGTACATCGGTAGAAAGTATTTCGTGCAAAAGCGTAAACCTAAGGGAGGCAAGAGAAGAGTTACTTCTGAGTCAGACTGGAAGAGATACTATGGATCGTGTCCAGAACTTAAGGAGGACATCAAACTACTTGGAAAACCCTCATTCTCAAGAGAGATTTTAAGTTTGCATAC